TTAAACGATACAGGTACTGACATCGTTACTTTGACTGGCTTGGGTGCAGGTGAGAATGCAATCTTGGCAGGTCACATGTCTTCAACTGCTACTGCTTCGCACATCGCGAAGACCGAAGTGGTTCGTGACACCGGTACTTTCTCTGATATCGTTCGCGGCTTGCACGTGTTCGGTAGCAAAGTACTTCGTCCAGAATCATTGGTTCGTGGCGTAGTTTCACTGTAAAGTGAGCTAGGGAGGGGGGTCTCCGGACCCCCTTTCTCTCAGCACTTTTATTGAGAGTGTTGTGAGAAACATAATAGGAGAAATATATGTTTGGTCGTAGACGTAGCCGGTTTTCTCGAGCAGCTAGCTTACCGAGAAAAAGAGGAAGACGAAATGCAGGTAAAGCACCGGGTTTTGCACCGGGTAAAGCACCGGGTTTAGCACCGGGTAAAGCAACCCCAGAAGATAAAGCTAGATTTGCTTTAGCCGCAGCCCAACAAAAAACGGCAGCATCAGCACCAAAAGCAACCTCGACTCCCCCTACAGGTGTAATGACCGTTGCACGTGAGGGTAGACAAGCGGGTATTAAGGGTAAACCGATGCGTTACACCGAACGTTGGGCAAAAGCTCGCGGTAAAAAATAAGAGCTGTTGACAGATTAAATTCTATCCTATACCATCAAGACACCACCCCCGGGGTTATACCATATATGAACTACACAGAACGTTGGGCGATGGCTCGGGGCGGTAATTCTGCCGAGCGTAAATACGCAAACGGCACCACCTACAAAGATAGTGAAGGTAAAACCCACAAACGCGTAGCTCACCCCGGTACTAAACGTGGGGATGCATACTGCGCTCGTTCTTCTGGTCAGAAGAGTAAAGACGGTACTAAATCAGCTAAACTCCGTGCTCGACGTAAAGCATGGGGTTGTCGCGGTAAAAAGTCAGTTAAGTAATGTCTAGCGCAAATATATCAACACACAGCCGTATGAAAACCGTTGGTACGGAATGCGGTACTGAAGATTTACAAGTAACCGTATACACCTGCCCCAACAACTGCCGTTCCCACGTATCGATGTTGTTCGTGAGTAACTCCGGTGGTAATACGACGGTTGATGTTGAATTCGATAGAGCCGACGGGACACACATCCATATTCTCGGTGGCAAGAACATGGTAACCGGTGACTACGTCCAGTTTACCGGCGGGGAGATGATCATGGAGCCGGGGGATGTTATTCATTGCACACCCTCTGGAAACGCAAGTCCCCACATCGACATAATGTTAACCGTCGAAGAATTCTTTAAAGTACCCGGCTAAGGAAATTAAATGAGTAGTACATACCTACAACTAACAAATAAACTACTCCGCCGACTTAATGAAGTAGAAATTGATACCGCGGACTTTACCGGTGCTCGTAACGTACAGGCACTCGCTAAGGATGCTATAAACGCATCGATCCGTGAGATTATCTCGTACGTACAACAGTGGAACTTTTTACTTACGCAAGAAGAAGTGACCCTCACTGTCGGTACCCAAGAATACAGTTTCCCGTCAGATATGCACGTGGTGGACTGGGACTCGTTCTTCCTCAAGAAGGATGCGAGCATCAATACCAACGCAAAAGAACTTGACGTAATTAATTTCGATGAGTATCAGAACCGCTATCGTGCATCCGATGCCAACATGGAAACTACCTCGTATCAAGCACCACAGCGTATCTACCGTACTCAACAGACTAAGTTTGGCGTGAGTCCTCCACCAGATAAAGCCTACACCATCCAATACAACTACTTTAGTTTTCCGGATGATTTAGCTGTAGCAACCGACACCACAGTAATTCCCCCTCGATTTGAACACGTCATCATGGAAGGCGCGATGGTCTTTATGATGCGTTTCCGCTCTAACGACTCCGCAGTTGGCTACCACCTTCAGAAGTTTAAAGAAGGTATGGACTACATGCGCCGAGTACTACTCGATCCGCCTGATTACTTCCGCGCAAACACACAGGGGTAAACTGTGCCACAAGATCAGTTACAGGTACAAAGCATATCGTGTTCTGGTGGTCTTGATACTGCTCGAGATGTACTCTCGCAAGGGCAGAACCAACCGGGTAGCGCAATTCGCCTCATAAACTACGAGCCATCGGTAAACGGTGGCTATCGTCGTATTAGCGGCTTCACAAATTCGTATGGCACAGTACCGGGTACCGGCAAGGTTCTCGGAGTGTGTGTTGCCAACGGTATTAACGACGGAATTCTCGCGTGTCGTGAACCCTCGAGTGGCACGGACTATCTCCATTACTGGGATGACGCCACAGAAGCGTGGGTAGCAGTTACCTCTGTTGGTTCTCCGAGTATGTCGGGAGTGAACAAAGTTCGCATGATTCCGTACAACTTCAGTGGTCCGAAAGTACTGCTAGTTGATGGTCAAAACCCCGCAGCCTACTACGACGGCACCACCTACGCACAGATTACGGGTGCTACAGCTCCATCTGACCCGTCTATCGGTACCGGTTACGCAAACCACATCTTCCTTGCGGGCGATTCCACCGAACCCTACAACTTGTGGTTCTCAGCTCCGTTTGCGGAGAATGACTTCACGGCTGCAAGTGGTTCGGGTGTCATCAACGTCGGTTTCGAGATCAGCCAACTCAAGGTATTCCGTAACGAACTCTACATATTCGGTACGAACAACATCAAGAAACTAACCGGTACGAGTATCGCCGATTTCACTCTCCAGTCTGTTACCGACGATTTAGGGTGTATTGCACCTGATAGCGTGATGGAAATTGGCGGTGATTTGCTATTTTTAGGTCCAGACGGGTTGCGTCCTGTGTCAGGCACCGATAAAATAGGTGATGTAAACTTAGAAACTGTATCTAAGCCAATCCAGTCTACAATCCTAGATATCATCGCCAACCAAGACCTGACGAAGATTTCGAGCGTTGTAATTCGACAAAAGTCCCAGTTTCGCATCCTTTTCGAGACCGAAGAAACACTCGGTATTATAGGCGGCTTGCGACTCGGACAGGGCGGCATCAGCTTCGAGTTTGGTGAGCTACTCGGCATCGACGCAACGTGTGCCGCTTCCGGCTACATCGGAAAAGTAGAATACGTCATTCACGGCGACTCCGACGGTAAGGTCCAACGACAAGAGTTCGGTACGAGTTTTGATGGCACCGACATATTCAGCTTGTTCCAGACCCCGTTCTTCTATTTCGGCGATCCGGAACTACGTAAATTATTCTACAAGGTGTGTACCTACCTACGCTCTGAAGGTACTAACGAAATCGTCCTTGCGGTCGTGTACGACTACGAGGATAAAAATACTTTTAGCCCCGCCAACTACACCCTGAGTAATGAGGGTGCAGCGGCTTTCTACAACGAAGCCCTATACGATTCAGCGGCTATTTATGACGGAAACCCTTCCCCGGTAATCTGTACTAACTTCTCAGGTTCCGGACGATCAATCAGTTTCCGCTACGTAACAAACGACTCTAACGCGAGTCACAACATACAAGGTCTCTCAATCATGTTCGGCATAGGGGATCGGAGATAATATGGCAGGTTATACTAGACAATCCACCGCGGATATCATCCCTAACGAAACGGTCAAATCCGCACCGATTAACGCAGAATACAACGCAATCCGTGATGCATTCGCGGCTGTAGGCGGTCACTCCCACGACGGTTCAACCGGTGAGGGTGCCCCAATCCCGTTGATCTCAGATACCGACGGTAATAACAAAGTTGTCGTAGATACCGCAAACAACCGTGTATCTATCTACACAGAAGTATCAGGTTCGCCAGTAGAGCAAATCCGTATCCAAGACGGTGCTATCGTACCGGTAACAGACGACGATATCGATCTCGGTGCATCGGGTGCGGAGTTTAAAAACCTCTACATCGACGGTACAGCAAATATCGACGCTCTCGTATCTGCTGCAATCACTATCACATCCGCGACTATTGCTAGCGCAACCATCACGAGTGCCGACATCAACGGCGGTACCGTAGATAACACTGCGATTGGCGCGACTACCCCATCAACTATCGTCGGTACGAGCATCACTGCAAACACCGGCTTTACGGGTAATGTCACAGGCAATGTTACAGGTAACGTAACTGGCAACGTGACAGGTAACGTCGTAGGTGATGTCACTGGCGACTTAACAGGTAATGTCACAGCTTCTAGCGGTTCATCTACCTTTAATAACCTCACAGTTAACGGTACGCTCGACGTAACCGGTACCACCATCGCAAACGTAACCGACCCTGTAGATGCACAGGATGCGGCAACAAAGAACTACGTAGATACCAACGATGCGCTAAAGCTCAACCTGAGTGGCGGCACGATGTCTGGCAATATCGCGATGGGTACCAGTAAGGTTACCGGATTGGGTACCCCAACGGATAGCGCGGATGCGGCTACGAAGGGCTACGTTGATACACAGGTAACCAACCTCGTAGATTCAGCACCTGCTGCTCTCGACACCCTGAATGAGTTGGCTGCTGCACTCGATGACGATGCGAACTTCTCAACCACCATCACGAACTCTATCGCGACAAAGCTACCGCTAGCCGGTGGTACGATGACCGGCGATATCACGCTCGGTTCCAACGCGATCACTTCGACGGCTAATCCGACGACTGAT